TTTCTTTGCAAAATGACAATCTCCTGTAGCAACTGGCTTCACCCCAAGCTCATCTGCTAAGGTGAGCAGAGAGTTATTTAATTCGACTGGATTGTGCGCTTGAACTTCAATATAAAAGTCTTTGCCAAAACGATTTTTAAACATCTTGACATATTCTCTTGCCTTTTCATTATCCCCACGTTCAATAGCCTTTGAAACAAGACCATTCATACATCCAGACAATACAATTATACCGTCACCGAACTCAAATAAAGAATCAATATCAATTCTTGGTTTATGATAGTAACCTTCAGTCCAAGCAATCTGAGAAAGCTTTTGAAGATTCTTAAGCCCTAAATCATCTTTGGCTAGCAGGATAATGTGATTGTACAAGGAAGTATTGTCATCTCTTTTTGCAACTGCTCTTTTATCAAAACGGTCTGTAGCCGAGATATAAGCTTCTAGACCGAGTATAGGCTTCATGCCTAATTCTTTAGCTGCGATTTGCATATCTCTATGAGATGACAATGTTCCATGATCAGTGATAGCTAAACTTGTCTGACCCATATCTTTTGCAGCCTGCAAAAGCTCATGAGGGGTATTTAAACCATCCATCAAAGAGTAATGTGAGTGAACGTGCAAATGAACAAAGTCAGACATTTTTAACTTTCTTATTGTAGGGTTATATTACCATTCAACTGCTGATGAAGATTCAGCAGAAGATGTTGCTCCAACTAATGCGTTATCTCCAGAAGTTCCAAAATAGAACGCCTCTTGTTCTGAATAAGGCACATCACGAACTGCTGTCTTTTCAAGATCAAACATTTCGTACTTATCAAAATCAATTGGATCAATACTTGCAGTTGGCAGTGGGATTGCTGAATAACTTGTATCAGTTGCACCCTTACCCGTACGCTTTACTTTCCAGATAGTATTTGTAATACTACCTGTTTCTCCAGCCCAAGCAATTACACTTTCTGTAACTGCTTTTGGACCAAGGCCTTGTGATAGGATGGCTACATATGGATCCTTAACACCATCATCTACAATGACGTTTGCATAAAAACGTTTCTTTCCGCCCCATTTAGCTTTTGGGTCACGACGATGTTGTTCACAACCAAAACAACGACCTTGGTCTTCAATAGAGCAAAGTGCTTTGCGTTGATATGACTCTGGATTTGTATGCTCAACTGCAATAAAAGCGGTTCCAGCTTTTTCAATATAATTTGGTGAATTAGGGTCAATCTCTTGCATAAAGCGAATCTTTACTGATTGACCATCGTTAATTTTTAACCAAGTTCCCTTTTGACCTTCTCCAGAATACTCAGCTTTTTCCATTTGTTGATTTAGTGCATTTAGGCCTCTTACTATGCCCATATCTATCTCCTTAGTGTAATGGACTCTATGTTGTCCTGTTTCTTTATTATATCACATGGTTGCATACTCAAAATGCGGAATTGCATTTTTTACACAAATTTTTATTTCTTCATCTGTGAGATCTCCCACATCTTTTGCTTGATGCGGATATACTATGTCATGACTATAACTAGCCCATAATACATTTTTGCTCTTTAATTTATTAGCTATCGTATTACCTAGTGCTCTGCCTGCACCGTCATTATCAATCATTAAAATTATTGTTGATGCATATTTATTTAAATGATTAAGGTTAGTATCAGATATGCTTCCACCTAAAGTTGCTACTGCATTTGGATAACCAGCTTGCCATAAACGAATAGCATCAAAACTAGATTCTACAACTATAATTGTGCCACCCTCACGTTTTGCTCTATGCAGATTAAACATAGTTTTATTACGTGGAAGATTAGGGCTATTTTTAAAAGATTTACCCTGTATTGAGCGACCAATTACACCAACTGCAATACCGTCTGGGGAATGTAGAGGTACTGTTACCATTCCTTGTTTTTGTGAATATCCAAGATTAAAATAATCAATAGCATCACTATTAATGTGTCTTTTAGCATAATAATCCCTTGCTTCTAAAGTTAGACCTCTGTGCAAATCTTCAAGAACTTTTGAAGAAAATTCTTCAAACTCTGGTTTGTCATCAAGTAATTCTTTAAGTTCTTCTTCAAGTTTTTGTGCATCAGTTAATTTATTAGAAGATATAAATCTCATAGCTTCAAAGTTATTTCTACTTGTTAATTTCATCACAAGATCTAAAACTGTACCCGATGCATTGCAGTACTGATTATAACAAACATACAGACCTTTAGTATAGCTTGCAGCAAATGCTGGAGAATCTGTGTTATGATGAAAAGGACATAGACAAAGAAAATCTGTTCCAGTTTGAGAAATAACCTCTACTCCACAAGAACGCAAAATAGAGCGGAGATCCGCTTTATTGTATGCATCTGACATATTTTATCCTTTAGGTATTAAACTCTGACCAGAGAATCCTTCATACATCAAAGACTTAGCCTTTCCAAGATATATCCCGTACATTACTAAGTTGAAAGTGTAGTGATCTTTCTCCTGATTATATTTTACATTAAACTGTGGTTGCATGTCAAGGACTGGAATATAACCTTTGTCCCGCATTTGCTGAACCAAAAGCCTCTCATAATTCTCCCTTGAGCTTTGGAATTTAGAATCATCTTTGATGGTTCCGCTTATCCAAAAGTCATGTATCTTTCGTGGGTACATGATCACCAATCTTTCTCGATAATTATATCAAGATACAGATTGATTACATAGTTGGAACGTCGTATACTTCCTTGACAACTCCCCTATTAAGATCCCAATCAAGATACATTCCAAACTCTGTACCATGACGATTTTTTCTACTCACAATTTCCATTATATTAGAGTCTGGATTTTTATGAACCGCTATGGCCATGTCTGCATCATACTCAATGGCTTTTGACCAAGCGACTTGATTTAACATTGGTGGAGCATCATGGTCTGATGTTTCTTCAGCTGTTGCAGCAGTAATATCAATAATTGGAATATTGTTTCTCATGGCAAGCATTTTAAATTCACGAGAGATATTCATGTTACGTTCTGTTGGAGCTTTTGAATTATTTGAATCAACAAAAAGCTGATGATAATCAAGAATCACTAAATCTGGTTTATGTTGATCAATTTTAGCTTGAACTGTTGTGGGGGTAACTTGGCCAGAACCCTCGTTTGAAACAAGTATAAAGCCATTCTTATCAAGAAACTTTTTCTTGCCCCAATCATCAAATTGCTCAATGTTAATGTTTCCCCTTGAAAAATCTGAAGATTTAAAAAGACCCGAACCAAGCATAGTATATATACGATCACGCATATTCTCTGGAGTCATTTCAAGAGAAATAATCATGGGCTTAAAACCCTGCTCCCAAGCCTTACAAGCCAAATAAGAAGAGAACCAAGTCTTACCCTTACCTGGCCATCCAATCATGACTATAAGGTGCCCTGGAGCCATTCCTGTAGGGTATGCATAGTCAATTGCTTTAAATCCAGTCATAATTCCTGGGCTACCACCCATAGCATCAGACCTTGTTCTTACTGCTTCAAAATGTTTTTCAGCTAATTTATAATCAGTTAAATCAATATCTCTTACATTTGCAGTAAGTCTACCCAGACTGGTAAGTTCTTTTTGCATCTCGCTAATTACTCTTGCAGAAGCTTCAGTTTTTAGACTAGCACCTGATGTTAGCAATAGGTTTCTAATTCTTCCAGAAAGGTATTCATTCTTTAGCTGGTCTAAATAATATGCTGTCTCGCCCTTTACCTTAACAGGCTCAAAGTCTTTAAACCTTTCAGTAAGAACAGAAATATCTGGAACAGCTTTAAACTTTAAATAATAAGATTTTAAGCCTTCCCATACATCTCTGTGGGAAGTAAATACCTCATCAATATTATCAGCAAGAACTGTAGAGATATCTTTGTTCTCACATACCGCTGTAATTACTGCTGATTCAGTGTTCATTATCTCTTTCTTTAACCATTAGTTCAGTTTGCTTCATTATTAATTCACGACGAACTTTATCTTTTTCTAATTCTACCAATGAGGCATCAATCTTGTCAAAATTATAAAAAAACCACGTAAGATTATGATCTGTTTTATTCAGTTTAAAATACTGTTCCAAAAGCTTTTTTGCACGATCATATCCAACACTGTCAACAACATCTTTCATTGCCCACTTTTCACGATATTTATTTACAATAGGAACTTTTTTATATTTTTCTTTATAAAGAATACAAAAAAATCCAACTAGTCCGTAAGCTTCTTTTGCCTCATCTTTTGTCATTTCTTTGCCTTGCCCGTATTCAACTCTGCTTCAATTTCATTTACTTTTTCCATTAACTTTCCTTCAACAAAAGCGTATACCCTATTTGTAGCTTCATCAATAGTTTCACCATCCCGCTTAAAATCTTCAATGCCTATACCGACCTTTAAACTCTCATAGTTTCCTAGGTTGCGTGTAAACTGCAAATCTACTTTAATATTAGTCTGATTCATCCCTGATCTCTTCTCTTCCCGCTAATGTGAAGCCTGGCTTAAACTTTTTAATATCTTTATCAGATAAATGTTGATACAAAATCATCAATCTGTCTGATATACCTATCATAGCATCTAAGTCATCTTTTTGTACAGCCATCTCCATGGCATATTCTAAAACTTTTAATGATTGATCCATTACATGCTTAGCTTCTTTGTTTAACTTACCGTCTACCATTCAGGCTGCTTCCAAACTGGGACAAAATCCCCATCGTTGTTTTTAATATATAAAATATTTTCTTGTTTCATTATAGCTTCTAGCTCCGCCCTACTGGGCATGTTACCTGG